GCCTATGATGATGTCAGTCCAATAGATATAGACTGTGTAGCAATCTACTCATATCAAGTGCCCTCTATAGTCTCAAAACGTAGATGGGTATTTGGGCAGGGTGTAGACTTCCCAGAGAACATAAACACCTCTTACAGTGGAACCTCGGTCGTTATAGACTATCCTTTTGCCGACTATACCAACAACTACAATTATCCAGATATCGGGTCTTGGAATCAGGCATTCATTGACAATGCTCTAACAACGAATGATGAGCTGACTTCTCCAACATACACAACCCCATTGCCTCAATTTTCAACAAAAACGGTAGACTCCTGGTATGAAGACTCTCTCGTAATACAGAATGAACAAGAACCTTTTATAAAACTGATTCCAAATTCAAATTGGGATAATGAGCATGGGCACTTACTGTTTAGCGATATAAGCTTTTTACAAGAAACTGCAAGGTCAATATATGCAGTTTTTAAGGAAACCTCTGCTTGGTCAGAAGACCAGGTTTTAATACACATAGTCGATGATCTTAATGGTAACTATTTTGAAGTAGTAAGCAAAGAAACCACCACAGACTATATTCTAAAATATGGTGGTTCAACTCAGACCTTAAGATCAGTAGACAAGGTTTCTTTTGGAGATAAGTTTGTAGCTGGAATAGATGTCAGAAGGTTCTCATCGTCTCTGGGAGGGAACGTAGAAGCATTTTTTGGAAGATCTGTGTCTCTAGACGCATATTTTGGCGGAAGGCCAGACTTTTCTCAAAGCTTCAGCGGTAACATTTATAACATAAACTTTGATACGCCAAGGAATACTACATTCATTTCATCAACATTCGACATAAATGGAGTCGCTACTCAAATTCCAGAAGATCATGATGCAAGCTACTCAGCAGTTCCAGTTGTTAGATTTGGAAAGTATGAGCTAACTTATAAGACTAAGTCCTACTGGGAAGACTACGTTCCACTCACATACCTTGGGCAATACGTGTTAGACGAAAATAACCAACAGTATTATGACATAGACTTTATACAATTAAACATTAACTATCCAGCATCAGCTATTAATGACGATGGCTGCTTCACTCAAAATGATCTGGTAAGAACCTATATCAGCTTTCAGTATCTAGAGTCTGGTGCGAATGCTTCACAGCAGTCTTTCTCTAACACAGTCTGCGCACCCACTAATGGAGTAGTAAAGCCAGGTGCAGAGTGGCTGGAGTCTAAGTATGAAGTAACCTCTGGCAACTTAATCTACCCACCAGATAATGTAGATTTTAACAATATCGCCATAGTAGTGCACATCGAGATGAAGACTACAGACTCCACATACGAGCCAATAAGAATAAGAACTTTACAGCTAGCATCTCAGGCATTTAATGACTCATCACCAAACTCAATTGGCACAAGGTTTGGAGTCCCCATCTTTCCCTATAAAAAGTCTGGGGTATATTTTGATTATAAAACTGAAAACCCATATAGCATATATAAGGGCAGCACCCCATATCTATACCTAACTAGAACTAGTGGCATAGAAGTAAAAGGCAGATTTGACGAAAATATAAGCAGAGGCCTGTCTATTCCAATCAACCGCAATCTTGCGGAGAACTATAGAATAATTGCAATGCAAGCTGCAATGAGATATGACCAAGACCTATTCCCAGCAGAGAGAACAGAGCTGTTTGAGGTAGAGAGCAGGAACGTCTACCTAAAATTCTACCTAGAACCTGTTGGCTCTGGAAGGAAGCGGGCAAGAATCATTGCTGTAAATGCCAGGACAAACTCTATAGAGAACGGAATTGGTTTTTATCTTAACGGAAAGATCGTATCAAACCCAGTCTTATCTGTAAAGCAGTGGGCACTTGTTGGCATAAGCTTTGCAAATATTTTAAACTTAGACAGCTTTGTTGGTGCTATTAGACTAACTGGACCAATGTTGTTCAATACTATATCCCACTATCAGTCAACAAATCTACAGCAAGTTCAGAACACCTCTTTCAGAAACTGGCTAAGAGTAAAATTCCTGGGGACCTCACTATTGGAATGGAACTTCTGGGCTTCTGGATTTAACTGGGATGGCGTGTTAGTTTTGTCTGCTACTAGCTATTATGGTGTAGATCCCAAGAATATCTATAAGACGTATACTGGCACAAACAGGGTAGCTGTTGACGATCCAAGACTATTTAGGCTCAGCGGATATGAATATGTGGCTCAAAATGACATTTTATGGTCAACAAGCACCATAACTCCAGTGTAATGTGGTATAATAATGGTATGTCAAAAGAAAAGCCAGATGCTATAGAACAAGCCCTTTCAAAAGCCAAACTAACAGTTGTTGAGCCCACAGGATATGCCTGGGGAGTCTACGTTTGGAAGAAATCAAACGGAAAATGGTTCACTGATGGTAGTGGTAACGTATTAAACATTCCTTCCAACAAGGGTGACCAGAATCAAATTCAAAAACTTAAAGATGCAGCCAAGCATAATGGCGAGCCAGAGGGAGAACCAGTATTTTTCCCAGGTACAGCACGTATTACAGATGAAGAATATTCAGAGCAGATGGATAGAATGAAACAAGGACTTATCCCAAGCATGAATGATCTAGGTGCTGTCATAGCTGCAAAGCAAACATTAGAACAATACGGCGACGAGGAATAATGAGCGACGAGCAAAGAATATTAATTAAGACAGATCAGATTGCTAAAGAAGAGAATATCTTCAAGACTCAAGATCCTTTTAATAAGTCATGGGATGATCTCAAAGCTCTAAATGGACTAGACCAAAATTTTAAGCGCAGGACTACCCGTGTAGTAAAAGCTGCAGGAATAGATGTAAATACTGACGGCTACCTTGATAGCGCCTCTGCGGTTTCTCGTGGTAGAGATGGAGCTAGATCAAAAGAAATTAATCCAGGAGATGTTTATCGTAATGGCTACGGGCTTTTTGATGTAATCACTCCTCCCTGGAATCTTTACGAGCTTGCAAACTTTTACGATACCTCATTCGCTAATCACGCTGCCATTGATGCCAAGGTAGAAAATATTGTAGGCCTAGGATATGACTTTCATGTTTCCGAAAGCACCATGCTAAGGCTTGAGACAGTCATGGACGATACCCAAAGGTCACGAGCCCGTAATAGAATTGAAAGAGCAAAGATTGAAATCAAGGATTGGATCGAGAGTCTGAATGATGATGATTCGCTTACTCATACCATGATGAAGTTTTATACAGACGTTCAGGCAACTGGAAACGGGTATCTGGAAATTGGAAGAACTGTAAATGGAGAAATTGGCTATGTTGGACATATACCAGCAACCACAATGAGAGTTAGAAGGAAGCGAGACGGCTTTGTTCAAATTATTGGAAACAAGGTTGTCTACTTTAGAAACTTTGCTGCTAATAACCCAAACCCAGTTACAGAAGACACAAGGCCAAATGAGATCTTACATTACAAAGAGTACTCTCCTCTGAATACCTTCTATGGAATTCCAGATATCATGTCTGCAATTTCTTCTTTGCAGGGTGATCAGCTTGCATCTCAGTACAACATCGACTTCTTTGCAAATAAAGCGGTGCCACGATATGTCGTAACTCTTAAGGGTGCAAAGCTAACAGAGGAAGCAGAAGACAGACTATTCAGATTCTTGCAAACAAATCTTAAAGGTCAAAGCCACAGAACATTGTACATACCACTTCCTGGAGATACCGAAACTAACAAGGTAGATTTCAAAATGGAACCAATTGAGAATGGTGTCCAAGAAGCATCCTTTAAAGAGTATCGTAAACAGAACAGAGACGACATTCTGATTGCACATCAGGTTCCTCTTTCTAAAATAGGAGGAAGCGATTCCTCCAGTATTGCATCTGCACTTTCACAGGATAGAACATTTAAAGAACAGGTTGCAAGACCTGCCCAGAAGAATCTTGAAAAGATGATGAATAAGATCATAAAAGAGAGAACAGATATTCTAGACTTTAAGTTTAACGAGCTAACCCTAACAGATGAAATTGCTCAATCTCAGATTCTGGAAAGGTATGTGAAGAATCAGATTATGGTTCCTAACGAAGCAAGAGAAGCTCTAGGGCTACCTCAGAGGCCAGACGGAGATGCCCCATTTGTAATGGGTCCTCGACAAGCAGCAGATGCAAGGGCAAACGGAAACCGACAGAGGGATTCCGAAAGATTGAATAATCAATCAGATGGATCTGCTACAATAGAGGGTAGGAATGCCCAAGGGGAAGGAAGATCATCTAATTAAATGTTACAATTCTGTAACTTTTTACAAAAAGATGTATATAATTATAGTGTATGACTATATCTAAGGCTACATGGATGACTGAAGGCGACAATGTTCGCCTCTCAATGCCATTCTCTAAAGTTGATGTGGAGAGACGTATCGTCTCAGGATTTGCCACACTCGACAATGTCGACAAGCAAAATGACATTGTTACTACAGATGCAAGCGTAAACGCTTTTGCTCAGTTCCGTGGGAACATCAGAGAGATGCACCAGCCAACTGCTGTTGGTAAAATGGTTTCCTTCAAAGAAGATAAATATTTTGATACAGAATCTAAGAAGTTCTATTCTGGTGTTTACGTTTCTGCCTATGTATCTAAGGGCGCACAGGACACCTGGGAGAAAGTTCTAGATGGAACCCTCTCAGGCTTTTCTATTGGCGGTAGAATGAACAAATGGGACGATGCCTATGATGAGAAGCTTGAGACAAAGGTTCGTGTCATTAAAGAATACGATCTAGTAGAGCTTTCTCTAGTAGACAATCCAGCAAATCAATTTGCAAGTATCATGTCCATCGAAAAGAATTCATCTGGAGAGACAATAATTAAAGGCGCCGTTGCCGAGACACTTATTGAAAACGTTTTCTGGGACAAGCATTCTGGCTTGGTCCTTTTGTCAGAGAGGGAATCTGAGCTTAGCCCCGAAACAGGTGCGGCTATGGAAAATATAGGTTTCGTTGAAAAAACAGATAACGAAAAAACAGAAATGATAAAGTTCTTAGTTGATAGTGCTAAAGGCATTAATACTTCTAAGATGACCAAGGAGGTAAGTCCTATGACTGAAAAAAACACCGATGCAACTGTCGAAAAGGCAGTTGAAGAAGATGTAGTATCAGACCAGGTCGCACAAGAGGCAGAAGCTGAGAATGAAGGGCTTGCTGTTACTGAAGAGGTTGTAGAGAAGTCTGACGAGGTCCTAGAGACCGAGGAAGTAATCGAAACAGTCGAAGAGGTTGTAGCAGAGACCGTTGAGGTCCAAAAATCAGACCCAGCCAATGAAATCATGACAGCGGTTTCCGATATGAGGGAATCAATGTCATCAGCCTTTAGCGACCTATCATCCATCGTCAAGTCTCTTAACGAGCAAGTTGACGAATTAAAAAAGTCCCTGACAACCGTTAGTGCCGAGGTTGCAGAGTCAAAGCAAGAGTTTGGAAAGAGAATGGGCATTGTGGAAGATGCTACGGCTTTCCGTAAATCTGGCGATCTTGGCGAGATCGTACAGGAAAATGAACCAGAATTGGTTCATAAATCCCTATGGGGCGGACGTTTCCTCAAAACTGCCGACTTATTCAATTAAGTAACAATCACTTAGGAGGTGACAATATGTCGGAAGATATTAAAAAGAACTATCCAGGAGCAGCAGCCAACGAAGTTAATGGCGAAGGTGCATTTGCGTCTGGAGGTATCGGTGGAATAACGAATCCAGGTGCCGACACACTTGGTAATATTCCAACTGCCGAATTTGGTGTAACAACTGGTCCCAATGCCGTAAATCCTTCGGGTGATGCAGGTAGTGGGATTCTTCGTCCAGAACAAGCACGTCGATTTATCGACTATGTTTGGGACGCAACTGTTCTCGCCAAGGACGGTCGTCGCGTAACAATGAGAGCTAACACTATGGAGCTCGAAAAGGTTAACGTTGGCGAGCGTGTTATCCGCGCAGCAAATCAGGGTGACGCTAGCTACACCAATGCTGGAGCAACATTCAGCAAGGTAGAGCTAACCACCAAGAAAATCCGTTTGGACTGGGAAGTCTCAGCTGAAGCACTCGAAGACAACCTCGAGGGTTCAGCACTTGAGGATCACCTAGTACGTTTGATGACAAATGCATTTGCAAATGACATCGAAGATCTAGCGATCAATGGTGACGGAGCTACGGGTAACTTCCTATCAATCATGGAGGGCTTTGTCAACAGGACAAAGACCAATGGTGACTCACATGAGTACGTTGCTACTGTTACTGACTGGACCCCAGAGGTCCTTCAGGGCATTATCAATTCACTACCACGTAAGTACCGTGCTCTAAAGAGTGGTCTAAAGTTCTACGCAGGAACAGACACATTCCAGAGCATCGCAAAGAGCAACGGAACTCTGACAGATAACATCTGGACTGAGGACTACCGTAATGCTTACCTAGCTGGAACCGATCAGGTTCTTGGCCAGGCTCGCACCACTCGTATTCTAGGTATTCCAGTAATGGAGGTACCTTACTACCCAGATGGCTACGTTGACCTAACATTCCCAAGCAACCGTATTTGGGGATTCCAGCGTGACATCACGGTAAACCGTGAGTACGTTGCCAAGAAGGACACAATCGAATATACTGTATTTGTCCGTTTTGGTATCCAGTGGGAGGAAGAGGACGCTGTTGCATTCGCTGACGCGGCTGCAGATAGCTAATCCTTAACCAAACCTTTTGAGGGGGCTGGGGCATTGTCCCCAGCCCTCTTATTATTATCTGATATAATTACATCAGGAGGAAAACATGCCAAATAAAAAAACAACAAAGCCTGCGCAAGAGTCTACGAACTCTATATCTACCAAAGATTTTGCAAAGAGAACAGTGCCAAAGCCAGTATTGGGAAACATAGATAGTGGTGCGATTGGTACTACAGTTCCAAATAAAGTTGCATCAAAAAGCAACAAAAAAGCACCTGCCAAACCTGTAGCAAAGAAGGTTACAGAAGAAGACAAGGCAGCTATCTATTCCACTAAAAATGTTAGCTGGGAGGGTGTTGGAAAAATCTACCGAGGTTACAATATCGTAACAAAAGAAGATGCCGATAAGTGGCTAACGAGAAACCACACAAGAATGGCAACCCCACAAGAGGTTGCAGAAGAGTTTGGTGTATAGTCAATGGAAATTTTGAGGGTTCAGCCGTATAATACAAATGCAGAAATTACTGTAACAGATGCTTCTACATCCTATACATATACCATAGAAGATATGGCAGATCGCTCAATAACCACAGGCTCAGCCACCTCTGGCGTAGATTCAAAAATATCAATACCGCTATCTTCTAGGTATGATAATCAGTACCTGATTACTGTAGATAATAGAGAAGTCTTCGCAGATGTAGTCAGGCCATATGTAGACCCAAATGTCAAGGGTACAACAGCTTCAGAGATTACAGAGTATTCTCGTAATGAAGAAGTTGCAAGAGCAGTAATTGACTCAGTAATAAGTCAAGGATTTTATTATCAGAAAAAGACAATAGAGATTACTGGCACTGGTGCAGACTACATACCCTTTTGGCAGGATGTTCGTAAGATCCTAAAGGTATACGAAAACAATGTCCTGGTTTATGATGCAGCTTCTCCAGAGCTATATGCTAGATCATTTGAGATCAGCCCTGATTCTACAGCAATGATAGAGTCAGCACCTGGATTAATAAATCGTTCTGAGTCATCACCTTTAGTATTGCCAGCGGGTGCTTCAGACTGGCTAGATGCCAAGTACGAGTTTAGAGGATTCCCAAAAACCTTTGACTATGTTCTGGTACTAGAGATTGGCAACATCGAGGTACCATCAGATATTGTTAGAGCCGCAGAGTTCTTGATAGATGACATAAGCTGTGGAAAGCTAGACTATTCTTCTAGGTATGTTTCAGAATACAATACCGATCAGTTTAAATTAAAGTTTGACAAGCGAGTGTTTGAAGGAACGGGGAACATCGTAGTAGATAAGATACTTTCTAAGTATGCTAAATCTATTAGAACACTAGGAGTCCTATAGTGGCTGACTGCAACACTAACGATTTTATGTTCCCTATGAACGCTGACATATATTACCCAATGGTAGAACAGGGTCCTTACGGAAACGTAAAGAAGCAGTGGATACTTGATAGAACTGTCGTATGCAACCTTACCCCAGGGGGCACAGCTCTAAAGGAAGACCTTAGGCCAGAAGTTAAGATAATTCAAGATAGCATAATCATGGGAAGAGTAAAGCAAGATGTTCGCTTTTCAACACGAAATAGTGCAAATTCAATAACTAATGTTTTAATTACAAATATTACAGACAAGAACTGTAATGAGATTTATATTGAGACAACTGGCCCAAGGGCTGGAAAGTCTACACTATTTGAAATAGCCACCCAAGAGCCTTACCCTGGACCATTCGGCGGAATAGAGTTCTACAAGCTTGTCCTTAGGCGCTCAGAGAATCAGGCAGTAGACTTATAATGATAAAAGTAACAGCTGACACATCAAGCTTTATGAAAGAAGTAAACAACGTCCTGCAATACTCTATAGGGTTTTTCGAGGGAGTAAATAAAGCAGAGCCAGTCTTATTAAATAATCTAGGAAAAGCAGCGATAGAAATGCTAAAAGAGTTTATTGACTCTAATGCTAGAGTTAATCCAGAAGCGCTACATCACATGTATGAGTGGCATGAGACTGGAAGCCCTTCAGCTAGACTTTTTGACATAGACTATGTAGTGTCTGGAACTGGCATATCATTCAGCTCAAGCTTCAGACAGTCAACATCCGTAAAGAATGGATCAACCACCGCATTTTACGATAAAGCAAGGATTATGGAACAGGGGCTTCCCGTGACCATCGTACCAAAAGCAGCAGAAGTTCTGGTATTTGAAAAAGACGGAGAGACTGTATTCACAAGGGGCCCAGTCACTGTAACTGAGCCTGGCGGGGCAGCTGTTAATCGTTCTTACGAAAAAACTTTGGACCTCTTTTTTCAAAACTACTTCTCTCAAGCATTTTTAAAGTCAAGCGGTATAATGGATTACTTAAAGAATCCAACAGCATATAGAACAAACCTACAAGCGGGTAAAAGATCTGGAAAGTCAAAGGGCATCGAGGTAGGCTATAATTGGATGGCAAACACAGGAGTTGATTTTTAATGGCTATAGTCTATGGCTCAACGCTAAATACACCAGTTTTATGGATAAACAATTATCTACAAGAAAAGCTTGGTGAGAATGTTGGAATAGGAATTCCCTTTTTCCCAAGCATGCCAGCAAATATTGATGACCTTACTGAGAGGTGGGTAGTCGTTTCGCCAAACGAAAGATACGGATACGCTGGAGTTATGGCAACTTGGGATAGAATGTTTAGGCGCAGACCAAAAGCTTTCCCACACATAAAAACAGAGCAGACTATATATTATTTTTATGCAACTGAAGAGAATGCAACAGAGCTAATGGTTCAGACACAAGAGCAAGTCTACAGGCTTATGGATCGAGAAGATGAGACTGCGGAAGAGATAAACCGTTGGGCTAGGCAAAAAACATCTGCTGGCGGCATCCCGATAAACAATCTAGACTCTGTTCCAGCAGAATTCTTTTTCCATAGCTTTAAGATTTATCAGCTAGAAGAAGTTAGAGACATAATAGACTTTGGGACTGCCAGGACTTATGGTGGAAACAAGATAATCATAGAATTTAACTATCATCAAATGAGCGCCAGGACATTGGAAAGAGTATCTGACAGTACTCAAATACAAATTCCAGATGGTCCACTAAAAAATACCCCATAACCTGTTATAACAAAAGGCTGATATAATTGTCTTGAGGAAACACGCCTATTTATCTATAGAAAAAGAGGTGAACAAATATGGCATATTCACGTGGTACAAGTGCTAACATTATTGTTGGTGCAGCAGCACTGTTTACATATGACCCAGCAGCTGGAGCTTCCGAGCTTACAGAGGCTGATCTGCCAGCTTACGTTCCTGGAACATCGTTTAAGGACACATTGTCCGATGACACAGATTTCCGCAACGTAGGTTACACAATGAACGGTCTTGAGATCGTCTTCCAACCTGACTTCGGTGATGTTCAGGTAGACCAGCTTCTTGACGTTGCAAAGCTATACAAGCAGGGTATGCAGGTTAACCTGAACACTGCTTTTGCTGAATCAACTCTAGAGAATCTATTGTTCTCTATTGCTGGTCAGGACTCCAACCTAACCGTCGCAGCTGGAAACCCAACCCTTAACCTGACCGCAGGTGACATCGGTGAGTGCCCAGTTGAGCGTGGTATGGTTGCAGTTGGACCAGGCACAGGAGACTGTGCTATTGGTGATGAGCTAGAGCGTATCTACGTTGCATATCGCGCACTTTCAATTGAAAACGTGACCGTATCTGCTAAGCGTGACGAGCCAACAATGTTTGAGGTAAGCTTCCGCTTGCTTCCAAGCGATGCTGGCTCTTACGGTAAGATCGTTGACCGCACCATCCCAGCTAGCTAATAGCTAAAACATAACTTAATAATAGAGCTACCCCAGTATCTTTTCAGGTGCTGGGGTAGCTTTTTTGTTATAATAGTAAGATGGCAACTCAAGTTTATGACTCAGCATTTATTGAATTAATAGATGGCACAGAGGTTTATATCACTCCACTAAAGATAAAGTATCTTAGGGAATTCATGGACGCATTTGAGCTTGTAAAGGCTGCAGCAGATGATGACGAGGCCATATCGCTTTTATCAAATTGTGCAAGGGTTGCAATGAAGCAGTACCACCCATCAATTAAAACAACTGAAGATCTAGAAGATAGCGTAGATATTAAGACTGTTTATAAGATTTTAGATATAGCTGGCGGAATTAAGATTAATGGAGAAAAAGAAGAACCCGTAAAAGAGCAGGCTACTAATGACGGGGAAGGCTCTTGGGATAAACTGGACCTCGTAAAGCTAGAGTCAGAGGCATTTTTGCTGGGGATCTGGAAGGACTATGAGGAGCTAGAAACTCATATGTCTATGCCAGAGCTTGTGTCAATTCTAGAAACAAAAAGAGAACTAGACTATCAGGAGAAAAAATTCTTTGCTGCAATACAGGGTGTAGACTTAGATGAGCAGTCTGGTAAGAAAAATGAATGGGAAGAGATGAAGGCTAGAGTCTTCAGCGGTGGTACAGCTGCCAATGCAAACGACATAACTGCCTATCAAGGCGTGAATGCACAAAGAGCTGGTTTTGGAATTGGTATGGGCCTAGAGTTTGAAGTTCTTACCGATTAGTAGTGCTTTGTGGTATAATTATCTAGACCTATTAAACGGGTAAACGAGAGGGAACAATGGCGACTACAGTCAACGAAAAGAAAACAGTCACACTTATTGATGGCACCAAGGTTGAAGTTCGTCCACTAAAGATATCATTACTTCGTGAATTCATGAAGAAATTTGAGGGAATCGCATCGGTGGCGGATGACAACGATAAGTCAATGAACTTGCTCATGGAATGTGTACAGATCGCAATGCGTCAGTACAAGCCAGAGCTAGCAGATGACTTGGATGTTCTAGAAGAAAACCTAGATCTTCCAACTGTGTACAAGATTGTCGAAGAAGCCTCTGGTATTAGCTTGTCTACTACTGCGCCTTCTGTCGGTAACCTTGGCAAATAATAAATAAAGAGGTGCTAGGTGAATGGCTGATTTTCAGTCCGATTGGAAATTTAATGTAGATACTTCCGATGCAATTGCGTCGATCAAGAATCTACAGAGACAAATATCAGCCTTTCATCAGGCAATGCAGCAGTCTGGATCTGCTTCTAACGCTGCCGCTTCTGCTAATATGCAGAGGAACTTGCTAAATGGTATAAACTCTACTGGCAAATTCGCAGCAACAATGACAACCGTCAAAACAGAGACGGAATCATTCACAAATTCTTTGGAAAGAAACCGCCTCTCTATGGGGCAGTATTTTCGCTTTGCGGGGGCATCTACAAAAACCTTTGGTAGGATGTTCTCTACTGAGTTCAATACCCTTAACAAGGTTGCTCGCGAAAGAGTAAAAACCCTTCAGACTCAATATGTAAAGATGGGTCGAGACGCCTCTGGCGCAATGAAAGCAATGGCCGTCAGGCCTCTAGTTCTTGACATGAATAACCTGGGAACCCAGGTAATGATGACAGCCCAAAAGCAACAGATATTTAATCAGATGCTTAGGCAAGGCTCTACAAATCTTCTAAACTTTGGTAAGAACACTCAGTGGGCTGGTAGACAGCTTATGGTTGGTTTTACAATACCGCTAACCATTATGGGTACTGCTGCAGTTAGAGAGTTTAAGAAAATTGAAGAGCAGGTCGTAAAGTTTAGACGCGTCTATGGAGACATGTTCTCTACTGATGTGGATACAGAAAAGGCTATAGATAGCATTAGGACTATCGCTGAAGAGTTTACAAAGTACGGTATTGCTATTGAGGAAACTATTGGCCTAGCTGCAAGCGTAGCCCAGATGGGTGCTGTCGGCTCAGATTTAACAAACCAGGTTACTGAAGCTACTAGGCTTGCGGTACTTGGTGGCATGGAGCAACAGAAAGCTCTAGATACCACCATCTCCCTAACCAATGCTTTTGGTATAGCTACAGAAGACCTAGCTGGAAAGATCAACTTCCTGAATGCTGCTGAAAACCAAACGATCTTGGCTATCGATGACTTCACCGAAGCAGTTCCAAAAGCTGGTGCAGTGGTATCTCAGCTTGGTGGTAGCGTTGAAGACCTTGCCTTCTTCCTTACAGCTATGCGTGAAGGTGGAGTCAATGCATCTCAGGCAGCTAACGCACTAAAGTCATCACTTGCTAGATTAATTAATCCAACAAAGCAAGCTCAGGAAGACCTTAGCAAGCTCGGTATTGACGTTATGGGCATTGTAGAGGGTAATGTCGGCGACCTAAAAGGCACGATCATGGAACTTGGAGAGGCTCTCGATGGCCTGCAGCCTCTTGAAAGGTCTCGAGCACTGGAAGAGCTATTTGGTAAATTCCAGTTTGCAAGAATGTCAACTCTATTCCAGAACATTTCAAAAGAGGGCTCTCAGGCTCAGAAGATACTGCAGCTGACACAATCAACTAGCGCTCAGCTACAAGTTCTAGCAGACAGGGAGCTAAAGCGTGTTGAAGAGTCTCCAGCATTTAAGCTTGAAAAACAATTTGAAAGACTAAAAGCATCACTAGCCCCAATCGGAGCCGAGTTCGCAAAGCTTATTGTTCCCATCTTAGAGTTTGCAAACGGAATACTGAAATCATTTAACGAGATGGATGGTGGAGTCAAATCTTTTGTTGTGGGGCTTGTTGCAGTTCTTGGAGGCATAGCCCCCATTGCACTGATGACCTTTGGTCTTGTCGCTAACGGTGTAGCTAACCTGATTAAGGGCTTTAGTGTTTATCGCACTATGCTCGCCAAGCTAGCTGGAGTTAATAACAGCGTACTAACAACAACGCAATACATGACGAATGAACAGCTCGAGGCAGCTTCAGTTGCTATGTCTCTAGCTCAGTCTCACCAGCATCTTACAGCACAGTTTACATCAGAGGCAGCCTCAATACAAGCTTTGATAATGGCATACCAAAAAGCCACGACAGCTCAGCAGGCTTACAACCAGGTCTCTCAGGTTACAGCTGCAATGAATGTAGCTAGACCAGTAGTTTCAAGAGTTGGATCAAGAAGGGTCCAGTCTTCTCAGGGAACCCCACCGCCAGTACCTGGCTTTTCCAATGGTGTCTTGTCAGTTCCAGGACCAAAGGGAGCTGGAGATATAGTACCAGCTATGCTCGCACCAGGCGAAGCCGTAATTCCAGCCAAGACGACTGCCAAGTATGGCGGCTTCATTAGTGACATAATTAATGATAATCTGCCAGGATATAGGTTTGGTCTAAATCCATTTGCAAGTATGATGGGGAGATCACGTGTCGCCGTAAGGACTAAGCAATCTGATTTGACCGCAATGCTTGCTTCTGGCAAGAACGCCAGGTATGAAAGTGCATTCACAACTGGAACTGGTGCTGATTATATTGCCAAGTCTGGCCTACCAAACCCGTCTCAACAAAGACTCAGGACTAACATGGAGCAGAAGATGTTTGGCCTTGGGCCAGATACTCCCGTTTCAGCAAGGCCAACATATGGATATGCAAGAATATCTCCGATTCAGGCATTCATCAACAAGATTATGTTTGGATTTAAGGGGAAGCAGTACAATGCAGTTACCTCTGGAAAAACTATTGGAAACAGAGGCAGCCAGGCTGGCTACCTCAATCCAAAGACTGGGATGTATGGGCCAACACCAGACTTCAAGAAGGACTCTCTCTCTAGGTATGGTGACGTTGACTTAATCACAAAAAGAAGTGTTGGAAGAAGGTCTACCGCCGCCGTTACTGATGCCTTGATGGACT